GAAACGGTTGTGCTCATAGTTACAGTTGGACTCGTTAAAGTATTTCCACCTGTTGTGTAACCACCACCACTTCCTACTTCATTTGAAGTAGCTGCATAATTTGCTGTTGCTGCTCCTAGAGTTGCGCTTGAAGTATATAAAGCAATTTTGTAAGTAGCTCCGCCATCTAAGTCGTGAGTTCCTTTTAATAGTTCTCTTTTAAAAACATTACATACTGCCTGTACTATCGCCATATTGTTCTCCTAATTAAGGTTGATTGCTAGGAAGAGTTACTCTTAGAGAACCATCTCTAAACTCATCTCTTCGTTTTTTACCTAATTGTTCTTGTGCAAGTGCAGATAAAGCTTCTTGATAAGATGCTTCATATACTTGTTGATCTTGTGGAGCTTTCAAGAACTTAAACGCTTCACATAAGCAGGCATATAATAATACACGAGGAGCATTTACACTCACCCATGTTTCAGCATTACTACTCGATAATCCGAGTTCCTGTTTTGTAATACCTATCTCAAATTTATACACTGCATTCGGAGTAGGTGCAATAGCTATCGTGCCCATATCCCATATTGAATAATATCTAGGAATAGTCGCAGATCCTGTGTCTGGTGTATCATAGTATTCACTCATAAAATCTGCCTCAACTAGTTCCAAATTATGTCTCGTTTTAGTACCTGTATTTAAATAAATATATACATATCTAATACTAGCCATACCGAAAGAAGTTGGAGTAGTTCTAGTTAATAATGGGGTGCTTGCATCATATCCAGGAACTTTTACAAAACGATTATTTGCCTCAGTGTTTCCAGATTCATATCCTTTATATACATCGAGCTCTACATCCCTAAAAATTCTTTTTTCAGAGTGTTCTATAATATCATTAATAATAACTGTAGTCAGAACAGCATCATCTGTTTCTGCATAATCTCTAATCTGTGTTACTAGTTCTGTGTATGTGGTCATGGTAATATTGTAATAGGTCCAACGGACATATTGCTTCCTCCAAACTTCCTTATACCACCACTTTCAAAATATTTAAACCCTTTGCCTCCAGCAGCTTCAAATTGGTCTATATAAGTAGTTCTATCATCGATTAACATTTTATTTGCTCCACCATATCCACCTTTATTATACTGAGGTGCATAATCTATATCACCAGGAGTTGCTCCCGATGCAGGTGCACGACCAGAAGCAGAGCCAGGTGTGCCAAAATGAGTAGTAATCCAAGCAAGTTTGTGAGCATCTTTTGCAACAGAACCTGTAGTTGTTGTTAAAACATTCCAAGTAGTATTCTTTGACATAACTAAATCAATTAGTGCATTTGCTTCAGCTCTTACTCCTAAGTTTGAAAAATAACTTGGATCAGCGGCTATTGCAGCTATTTCTTGTGCAGGTGTCATATCGTACCAGTCTGGACTATATCCTAGAAAAGTTGCTACAGCTTGATACCATTCTGCTATTGTTCCATCCATATCAACATAAACAGTTGTAGTTCCAGGATTACAATTATCTTCTAACCATTCTTCAATAATATCATTAGGACTAAATGAAAAATTCTCATCATCAACTCTAGTTAGAATATGTCCAGCTGCATAATTTATATCATGATCTTGTATGTGAGATACTTCTGGATATTGAGGGAAGTGTGATTCACAATTTCTAAATCTAAGTCTGTCCCCTGTACTATATCCATGTCCTGGATCAAAAACATTCACAATTATTGAATCTGTTGCACCTGCACTCATTGCATTTTCAGTTAATGTGTGGGCTACAGGTGGTTCTACTCTTGCGGGTCTTGCATGTTGTAGTCCTTGTGCATCCCCTCTAAATATTCTTGGAATCAATTGTGGGTGTTTTGGTTCATATTCACTTTTATGTACCCAAGCACCATTCCATTCTCTAACCATTTCTTTATATGGAAATTGCAGGCCGCTCCTGTCGGAGATAGCTTTTGCATATTTACCGGTAGAAAAATTAGACATTTGGATAATAAGCCTGTGGAGTTATATAAGTACTCGTAGAAGAACCATCCTCTACAAGAGCTCTATTTAATTCATCTTCATATAATAATTTCATTTGTTGAACTAATTCCGGCTTTTCTTTTTGAGCAAGATAAAAAGATAATCCACTAGTCATGGCAGGTATAAAACGATAAGGAGCATCAGAAATATTAGTATAATTACCTACATCTTGAATTCTTTTAACATAATAGGCACCCACATAATTACCAGCTGCTGTGGCATCTGGCGTCGGATAAAGAGTCATTACAGTTCTATTTATAAATCTTTGTACAAAATATTGACTAGGTTGACCTTTATTTAATTTATTCGAAAGTCCAGAATAAGTTGATCTATTAATTTTAGTTAAAGCAGAATCTACTTGAGAAGTAGTATTATATCCTGTTCTGTATGTAGCTTCTAATATATCATCTACCCCATAAATACCATTTGTTGGTACAGTCGTTACACTCGTACCATCGCCAACTCCTCTATAAAAAGTATATTCCGCTTGACCTTCAACAAGGTCAATACTGGTATTACCCATTTCCCAATAATGTAAGCCACGATTGGCCCATTCTTGGAACATAATATTTAATGAACGTCTTGCAGATTTTAATTGATAACCACCTACAGCATGAATACCTATACGATCATAGGCTTCCTGTATAATATCATCGATTGCAAAAGTGCTTTCGAATGTAGTTGTGTTGGACGTTGCCATAAAACTACCTCCTAATTAAGCGTAATAGTAACACCTGTTGTATTAGTCAAAGCAGCATGTACCCCTGTTTTACATCTAATACCACTACCTGGGACAAAAACAGATAAACCGTCTGTACCAAATACAAAAGTAGCAACAGGGTTCGTTGCTGATACTGCATCATACAAAATCAAAGTAGAACTTGCGACTCCTTTTGCTTGTATAGAAGTTATACGGCAAGAGCCTGTATACATTGTTCCTGTAGATGTAACGTGTGCTGTCTTTTGATCACTTGTAAAAGAACTACCACCCATAATATTTTCCTCCTAAATTAGTGGGGCCGAAGCCCCACTGTTAATTAATCTTACGATTCTTTAGCCCAAATGCCTCTAACCGCAGAAACTTGCCATGCGCCCGCATCTTCCATAGATGTAAGCACAACATAGTCACCTTGTTTAGATGTAGCTTTGGTGTTTATTAAGTCTTTATCGTCTACTTTGGTACCTGCATAACAGATTCCGTCAGCAGCAGCTGGACTTATTGTTAAAGTGTTCATTCCGTTTGGTGCATTGTTAACAAACTTAAATGAATTACCGATCGCAGTTGATGGTAAAGTAAAGACAACTCCATCAGTAGAACTTACGAAAGTTTTACCGCTATCAGTTGTTATTACTACAGTGTAATTTGACGCTTTAGTTTCAATATTTACACCTTCTTTTCCTTCAAGTACTGGACCTGAAAAAGTTGTTTTAGCCATAATAGGTCTCCTTTTCCGCCAACATAGTCCGAGACATTGTCTACTACACGAGTCTATGTTGCCTGTTTTTTGAAATGTGCAGTATTTTGAATATACTCTCTTAAATTAGTAAATGCAAATAAAAAGGGCGGCCGAAGCCGCCCTTTAAATTAGGTTAGACCTAATAGTTCTTACGCAGAACCATCAGAACCATAAACACCACGCCAGTCAGACCAGCCGAAGCTGTATCTTTCTCTAGCTTTGTATCTCATGTTGCCTGTTTCAAAGTCACCTTCCATTGCAGTTTTTATAGCTGCTCTGACCATGTGCTTCATTCCGTTAGGAATGTCAGTTTTGATGAACCAAGCGTCGCCATCAGATAAGTAGTTATTAACTACATAACCTTGAGGAATCATCCCCATAGATTTAAGCGCGTTGATGTCGTTATCAGCTGTTCCAACACGTTGAGCGGATTTTGTGATCCTCTCAGCAGTGAACTGGTTGTCAGCAGGAATGATTAGTTTCATTCCTCTAGCAGCAATTTTAAGACCTCTTTCATCTTTAAGATTTCCAATGTCAATCATTGCTTGCTCGAGAGAAGTCTCAGACAAGTCAGCCAATGTAGTTGGTCTGTTGCTGAGGTTCCCTGCAATAGTAGGGTGAGCGTTTCCGATTAAAGATTCGCCGTCTCCACCATTGTAACCAGAGCTTTGGAATGCATTGTTTAATACATTCGCAGCTTTAGTTTGCTTCGTTTGAGCCATAGAACGTGCTAGTGCTTTCGTATAACGAGTAGAAATTTTATCATACAAGTTATCTTCAACATTTTCCTCAGTTAATGAGAAAGCGAGAGCAATTGTCTCATGTTGATACCTTGCAGTATAAGTTTCTTGTGCGTTATCGTAAGCAACAGCAGCGCCTTCTGACTTAACGCCTGCTTTATCGAAACCAGATAACATTACTTCTTCTTCAAAAGCTCTGTCACTGTTTTCTGTGTCGAAAATCTCTTTGTGCTGATTTTCGTAGTTTTTGTACTCAAGTCCAAACAAAGCGTTCAGACCTGGCTCTAGCTCTTTTGCTAGTTGTTGTCTAGATATAGCCATTATTTATGTCCTCCTGCTTATAGATTGGCGTAAGTATGTTCTTGGATTAGAACTTTAAAAACTCCATTAGCGTTGCCAACTTGACCTCGATCAGGGCTTCCTGAGAAACCTATAATCAATAAATTAGCACCGGTGCCAATGTCGCTTGAGTCTAACTCTTGCGTACTTACTCCAGTTGTTGTTGAACCTGATTCTGCGGTGATGTCTGCTGCTTGCTGAATTGCTGTTTGTGCATATGCTCCGTCCGCTTGTATTTCAAATACTTGGTACGGGTCATCATAAACAAAAGCATCGGCAACAGCTGTTGTCGTCGCATATTGGTTTTTAAACGTTGGTTTGTTTGTTGTTGGATCATCGTATTTGCATCCCCAAAAAACGCCAG